CCCATGCGATACGGTGAAGGCTGATAGCCATCAATGGTCACGCCGCCTGAACTTGGAGCCTGACGGCTTTGCCAGATGTCGATCGAGATCATGAGAGATGCTTCTTGAATAGCAGGGATCGTTGTGTAATCTGCGTATGTCTCAGCAGCTGCGATGCCGTAAGGTTCTACTGAGTGATAAGGGTTGTCGCTGGTGTGTGTGGTTGTCACTGAGAACGAACGGGTATCAACACCTGTGATTGTCTTTGTGCCGTTGTACTTTGTGCCAGCGCCTGAGATTGTTACTGACTGGCCTACGTAAAAGTAATCGCGGATAGGTTGATCAAAGTAGACCGTGCCTACTGTGCCCACGTTGCCGTGAGCGATGATGTATTGCTGGTTCTTCCATAGAAAAGGCAACAGAACGTTATCTGCAGCGTCACAGACAGATTGCAGGGTTGCGTCAGCGTAGAGAGTACCTACGCCTAGAGCCGTGCGTAATTCTGCGACTGTTGTCAGACTCATGCTGTGATCCTTTCTAAAGACTGGCAGGGTAGAAGGGCACTACCCTGCCAGTGACTTAGTTTGGCTTACGCCTTGTTGTTCTTAAATGCGCCTGCTCCGACCTTAGTCGCGATTGCGCCGTAGCCGTAGTAGCCGATTGTGATCTGTCCTGCAGCTGTTGACTCTGCACGTAGACGGTAGGTTGGGCTCTCGTACCATGTATATGCATCAGGGTTTACGATGATGATTGATCCATCTGTATCTGTTCCTGCTGCTGTGTTAGGTGTTACGAAGAGGTTTAGACCTGCAACGTTACCCTGTAGAGCTGTAGGTGATACTGCGCCGCCTGCGTTCTGTGGCTGTGACGCTGTGTAGATAGGACGTCCTGCATCGTTGAGTGTCATGATGTTTGACCACTGTGATGTGTTGACGATCATGTTGCGAGCGAATGGGTTCGCAAGGCCAAGTGTTGCGCCGTAGACAGAAGCTGCACCGCGTGCAACGATACCAAGAAGCTCTGCAGCTGTTGGGTATGTTGTTGTGGTTGTTGCATCTGCTGTTGCACCTGTGATGAGTGCTGCGTTTACTGCTGCATCTGTAGCCTTTGCATAAGCTGCTGCCATGTTGCGAACTAGCTCATCAAAGAATGCTGGAGATGTACGATCTAGCAATTCAACTGAGAAAGTCTGTTGTCCAGCGTACTTCTTGACATCCACTGAAAGGAATGCTGAAGTCTGATCTGTCTCGTTAAATGCTGCATCTTCTGCAGTCACTGCAACTGTAGGCATTGCTGTGATCTTTGGGATCTCGAAAGTCATGCCTGCATCAGGAAGAACTCCACGTGAGATTGCTTCGATTGATGGACGGATGGTTGTACCGAGAGGGTTGATGATCTCTGAGAGTTGACGTGTTGGTACGAGACCAGCGTTGTCAGTTGTGTTGTCTGCTGCTGCGATGTACTGACGAGCTGCGTCATCGCCCATTGCTGCGCGAATTGTGTTCTCAACGTACTTTGCTGCTGTTACTTCAATGCGTGGCTTTGTGTAAGCCATTGCTGTTACAGCAGGGCGAGCAGCTTCAACTGCAGCAGCCTCGACTGTATGTGATGCTTCGACTGCTGGAGTGGTTTCTTCCACGGTGGCTGTCTCGCTTTCTGTTGGTAGGGTTTCTTCAACGGCTTCATCTTCAGATGCCGCGATATCGGTTACGGCAGCAGACTTAAAGGCTGCTGCCTGAACCAAACTTACTTCGAGGAGGTCAGCACTCGATACGTACAGCACGCCATTCTTAGGCTTTGCTGCATTGACCATGACTCCGACAGAAAGACCTGTACGAAGTTCTTCACTGGCTTCAATAAGAGCATCTGTGCCGCGTGATGATTTAGAGATCTTGAAAGAGGCAAAGATGCCGTCTTCTGTCTCGTTAAAGAATTGAGCGCGGCCGATTGGCTGCTTAGGATCGTGCTCCAGAAGGAGCTTCACTTTTGTTGAGTCAGCGATATTAATCGCGCCACGCTCAAAGACTACGGCTCCAGCGGATGTGTTTCCGACCTCGCCGTTAAAAGGAACGATCTTGCCAGAGATAGTGCGTGCTGCGCTATCTGCTGTTAGTTCTGCTGAGAATGTTAAAATTTCGTTCATTGCATTTCACCGCTTCCATTAGGTGTCAGATCTGTCATTGCCATTGCTTGATCCTGAGTAATTAATTGTAGATCTAGAAGTTCACGGATAATCGAAAGTTCTTTTAGAGGATCTATGCGTAGGTAGTTGCTGTCAAGATCAAACTTGACCACGTTGCCTCGCGCTGTGATGTCATCCATAGATAGACGATCCTCAATGGCTGATACGAAAGGCTGCAAGGATAGAGTTAGGAACTGAAGTCTTTCGTCTGTCACGTTAGCATAAGTCATTGTTGTGTTCTGATCTGCTGACACGTAGTAAGGAGGGATATTGCAAAGGCGAGCGATCTCTGTTGCAAGGTTCTGGATCGCCTCGTTGTACATCATGTCCTTAGGGCTAAAACCTACTGCCTCGTACTGCAAGGTAGATGTCAAGTAAGCTGTAGAGCGATTTTGACGGGCAGTCTTCCATGCTGAGAGTAAGCCTTGGACTTCTGCTGGAGGCAGGTCTGCTCCTGAGTTGCGGATGTAGCCTGTTGCCATTGGAGTAGCTGCTGCAACTACGCTGGCCTTCTGGATGTCCAGAGCTGCGCGAATTGTAGACGTTCCTGTGTTTAAAATGCCGTCACTGAGTGACTGGAATGTGATGAGAGAGCCAAGGCCGTCCATTGGGACTGTCGTGCCATCGATGGCGTAAGACTTTACGTAAACATTGTCGCGATCAAGAGTTGCTGTGACGCGGCTGTTAGCGATCCACTCAAAGCGAGATGGTCGTCCATCTTCCTGATAGACCTCGACAACTTGCCAGAATGCTTGACCGTAAAATAAGAGTGAGTCGACTGTGTAGGCAATAGTTACTGAACGCGGCTGTGAATAAGAAGGTTGATCGAGCCATAGTGGCTTGCCTAGTTCTTCACCTGTTGACTTTTTGTAAAGCTCAAGAGGGATCGTGCCAATCGTACCTGCTAGTAGGTTGCGGCAACGAGCAAGGGCAGGAACGCCCATTGCTTCTGTGCGACCGACGTAGGCAAACTGAAACGGCATTGCATAAGGAGAATACTCACCGAGAACTTGAGGAGCGTACTGCGCTTCAACGTTTGCTTTTGGTGCTGCACCTGTAAGGCGCGAGAGGATACCCATAGAGGGCAATTATACACTACATCTAGTTCATTCTGTGTAAATCGCCGCAACCTGTTGTGGTTTCATCAACATCGAAACAATCATTGCCAGCGAGATAGGAGCAGAGACATCTCCTGCGCTCTTACGTTTGACGATACGCCATGCTGAGTCGTTGACCTTGGCTGCGCAGTTGTTCATCTGTTGAATAAGTTCAGCTTGTCCATTGTGGACTACACGACCATGAACTAGACCGTCAAGAAGGTCAGAACATGCCTGATAGAACTGTTGACCAGAGACGTCTTTTGTAATTTGTCCCGCATTGGCCAATCGTTCAGCGATCGATTGCGTTGTGTACTTGTCAAAGCAGATCATCTTGGGACGGTACTGATCAGCCCATCCCTTAATGTCAGCGGCAATCTTTAGATCGTCGACCGACACTTGGCTTTCCCATGTTTGGAGTATCCCAACACCGATTCTCCCGTCACCCATAATCTGACCAGCAACGAGGCTCGCGTTGCGGCGAGATGGAGATACATCGAAGCCGAATACCGTATAGCCGCCTGCTGGAATGGATAGCGTCGCATCGCTGGTCGCCTCAAGTACGCCATGAGGCCACGGACTCTGTAAAGAGTCAATCCATTGACATAAAAGTTCAGTTCTAGTGTCTTCAATTTTGTTAGTTGCCACAGCTTCTTCAAGTGATTCCTCCGTGATTGTGTGACCGAGTGCAGGGTTAGCGAATGCCCACCCGTTGCGGTCTGTGATTTTGCAGTATTGTGGAGCAGAGTATTCATAGAACCCGAAAGACTTAGGAGGCGCAGATAGCGCTCTTTCTCGTAGGTTGTTGAGAGTTTCTGAGAAGGCATCGCCAGCATTTGAAGTCAAGAAGGTCTGCGAGTTAGGTCGTGCGCGTGTTGTAGGGATGGCAGCTGTGTAGCCGTCCTTGCTGATCTCTCGAACCTCATCGATCCAGAGAAAGTCTGCAGTGCGTCCACGGCTTGAGTCACGAGTGTCAGATACTAGGTCAAGGGTTG